CTTATAATTGAATAATGACCTACCTTGAGGGTTCGGGTCTAATCCAACGTGCATATCTGATATGATTACATTAAGCACTTTTTCACTTACTTTTACTTTAGGTAGCTTTACTTTAGGTAGTTTGCGAGCTTCAAGTATCTCGTCAATAATTTGGACCACCTCAAAGCCGTTTATTGAGTTATCTACCTTGACAAATGTTGATACGTTATCACTCTTATGCCAGTAGTGTTTAGTGTCCTCAAAGGAATAACCATTTTCGGATGAGTCTTTGGCTAGTGTAGGGTGTTTGGCTATTGACTTTTTTATCTTGTAAAACTTCGTTTTACCGATTGAAAGGCTAACGTTAAAGTGCTTAGTAAAGTCATGATGTGTGGCACTCGGATTATCAATTACAAACTTATAATGTGATTCATTTCTTTGTGACATGAGTGTTGCTGTTAGTTTTTCATCTGCTTATGGATGAGTTGAATTATGTCTCCTTGCTGCTTAATGAAGTCAATTAAATTGTGATTGTCTGTATGAATGTACTTGGTTAATGCTTTTACCTCTAACGAAAGTTCGGTTAGTATTCGTTTTACCTCCTCGATGTCTCTACCATGCAAATCTTCAACTTTTTGAATTCTTTTTTCGTGATTCTCTTTAGCCTTCTCAAGCACACCGACCCTTCTGATAATGATGTCATAAATGATTTTTACAAGGGTGAATGTAATGCCTAAGATAAAGGCGCAAATAGTGATAACAATAGGTAACGTAATCATAAGTTCCAAAGAATATAAAACATTGTTCCAACAACAAATAAAAGTGTTCTAAATTGCCAGTCCATAGGTAGCAACCTATCCCATACAGATGTTGAACTGCTTGAGGCATTACTGAAAAAACCGTACTGATAAATAAAAGGATTAAGCCAATGGCGAAATTGGTACAATGTACCCAAGTGCCAAAATGGATAGCACATAACTAGCGGTATCATCGTTGCTAAATCGTAGTTGGTTTCCAAAGCAATCGCAGCAAACCAAAGCAACCTAATAAATACTAATGGATAGTGTAAACGTTTCGCTGTGAGCCTTGAAATCTTATTTACAAGTTCATCCCACATAACAGCCTCGCAGAAGCCTATAAGGATAAAAAAAGCGATGTTTGAAAAGTATAGCATGGTTAATTTTGATTAAGTTTTTCGTAAAAAGTAATTCGTTCTTGGTCAGATTCGAAAAAGAAAAAGTTTTCGCCGTCACAATGACTGCCAAACTTTAATTCTAAATGTAATTTTTCAGGCTCTAAAGCCCCATTCACTTCTATTGCTCTTTCTATTATCATCTTTCTGTGTAAACTATGTTAGTACCATTTTGATAAATTGTTGATGTTTGAGTAGTGACTGCCGAAGCAAATCCAACTTGAATCGTTCCTGTTGTTGCACCTGTCGATACCTCACCATAAATTTTAATGATACCAATAGATGAAATAGCATTTGCAAGTGCTGCCGTTTGCGTTCCTGATGCGTTTATAAATTGCTGAATACCATTTGTTGAGTTTGGAGTTGCTGGACCCATAAATCCAACGTTTAATGTTGAACCTGATGGTGCTGTAACAGTAAATTTTACACCACCTGTAGAACTGCATCCAACGCGAAAGTAACCCTCAAAAGCATAACGTTTATTTGCAACGGTTGTAATTGATAATCCTGTGATACCTACGTTAGTTGTACCGCTTGTTGATTGGTCACCTGTTGTGATGTAAAGGTTTGACGATGTTGGAATGTATAACGTATCAAAATAAGTCTTTAACGTAGCTTTTATATTTGCCCAACTTAACTTCTTTAAAATGTTACTCGCTGCGCTATCCATCAACCCTACTTGGTCAGCATCAACTGGCGTTGTCTTAGATGTTGCGCCATTTATCAACGTACCTATCGTTGTAGTTGTTTCGTTACCGCTATTTGTGCCGCTTGTATTACCTATAACGGTTAATTGTGCATCTGTTACATATCTCTTGTCAGTTGAAGAAGCAATGTCTGCTGTGGTTGCATCAGCACCACTTGTAACTAGCCCTTTAGAATCGTAAGTAATCTTTGTTTTTGTTGCTCCTGTGATAGCTGCATTGGCTGCCACACCACCTAACCCTGCTAGTGTTTGGTCACCAGTGTTCGTACCGCTTGTGTTACCTATTACCACCGCTTGTGCATCTGTAACGTAGTTCTTGTTAGTTGATGCCGCTATATCTGCTGTGGTTGCATCAGCACCACTTGTAATTAATCCTTTGCTATCATAAGTAACCTTTGTTTTTGTTGCGCCTGTAATAGTTGTATTTTTTGCTGTGTATAATCCATCAAAATAAGTAGTTAAAGTAGCTTTAATGTTTGCCCACGATATCTTTTTGGCTAATGATGTAGAGTTATCAACTATTATCATTTTGTCAGCATCCGCAGGAGTTACTAATGCTGTTAGACTATCAACAAAGGTATGCACATTTGCAGCCGTTAAACTAGCATCGGGGTTAGCAGGGTCAGTATTATCTACGATGTTACCAGTTACTGATGCAACTCCACCGCCTGTGATGTCCGAAAGAAAAGCAACCGTACCGCTTGCATCTTGTAGTGTAATAGTATTAGTTGCTGTTGGAAATCCAAAATCTAATGTAGTTTTATTTGTAGGTGTTGTTGTATCAGGTGTATGAGCTATTTCACCATTTGTTAAAATAGCAATTTGGGTTGTTCCTGCAGCATTTTGAGAATAAATATCCGCAGCCGTTATGTTATTAGTTGTTACATTATAAACATCAGTTACCTCTTGTAAGTTAGGTACATTGCTTATTAAATCCCAAACCGCATAACCAACTGTAGCATCTGCGCAAACGTATAACGTGCCATCATCTAACACCCATCTACTACCTATTTGAAATCGTAGTGAGCTATCATAACTTGCATTAGGTACATAGTTAAAGCAATTAGTTGACTCTCTCAAAAAGCCATTGTTGTCAAACACATGGTGAATACCACTCTGCCACATATCTTCGTAGCCAACCGAACAAATGCGACTGATACCGCCTAACCCTCCAAAGTCATAAGTACCTTTCCTTAATACTGATGTATTATCAAGTTCAATCGAATCTGAATTTTGCAATTTTATATTAATGCCTAGTGTCTCATTGCCCTCAGCTAATACTTCGTTAAGGTTAGGTACTGGAACTGCACCAATAGCCGCATACACCGCATCACTTGCAGGTACTTTATCAGCATCATTGGTAAGTGTATGCTCAACATCATCCTCCCAATAAACACTGCTATCTATTGTATCTACATATTGAGATTCGGTTGGTACATCACCCGTTTGAAAAAATTGTTTTATAATACTTCTTAAACTTCTTGCCATGTTATCCTACTATGTTTGTTGTGCCTATTGTCATCCATCCAATGCCATTTAATGGTGGTAATGGTGGTGTTGGTATAATATATTCAGTGCCTCCTATACTTGTACCTAATTGTCGCAAATATATCAATAATTTATTGTCATTTACAAGGCTTAAATCATACCTAAATACTATTCCATTTGCAGATATATTATCAAAGCTACTAATGCCATTGTCAACGCATAATTTATTTAATAATTCGAATTTGCCATAAGTAATTAAACATACATCGTATATTGTTTGACCATACTGCCCAGTATAATAACCATATATTGGAGGTGTAGTTGGTGCGGCATCAATTTGTGCAGGTATTAGCAATCGATATGTAGTGTCCCAAACAAGAGTATCACCTCCATTCAAAACACTATCCATACCGATATTATTATCGTTGCATAACTTTACAACTAGCGACACATTACCATATAGCTTAATAGCTACATCATATACGTTTTCACCATTTAATACGCTATACGTTTCTATTGACATTTGCAGAAATTGTAAATTGCTCGTTATTAGGTATTGCCTTTACAGATATAACTTGAAATCCATCTGCTATTAATTGAAGTCTAATATTAGATTGGAGCTGTTGCTGTTGTCCGCTTCCACTTTGATAGTTTGCTATTGCAACTCCGCAAGTAGGATACTCACGCCACCATCCTGCGGCAGAAACAATAATGTCAAGCACATTTTGGTTATTAGATGGCGAGATAACAAAGTCACCATTACGAATAATTAAATCACCTAATGTGTCAAGTTGTAAATCGTTAGATGTTGCCATGTTGTACTTTTGTGTTTTCTATTTGTGAAATGTCTATTTGTGGTAAAACTGCCGCGTTAAATACACTTGCGCTTGCGCCACCATCTAATATTCCTGAATAAACTGTAATTGCAGTGCCCGTTAATGTTTTCAGAGTATTAATTTCAGTTTGCAAAGTATTTAATGCAGCATTTAACACTTGTATTTTAGCCAATCCTCCAAAGTTATCACCAAATAATTTAATGCCATTCTTATCAATATAAAAATCGCATTGGTCAATTGTTATTCTACACTTATCAATGTCACTAAACATCAAGATAAATGGTTGTTGTTTTACGCCGTAAGCCACCAAAACGATACTATCTATAGTTGGATATTGAACTAATCCATCGTTGGCCTCTGCGCTTAATAATACGTTATTAATGGTCACATCAGAACTATCATTGATTGGGTCAATAGTGCAAGTCATTGTCTCATCATCTACATCAACCACTTTAGCAATAATAACATTCATATAGTCCTTGCCCCATGTTCCTGCAATTCGTTGTATGCACTCAATTATTTGTCTATTTTCATCACCCATTAGAAGCCTTTATTTTGTTTTTCAATTGGAATATCATCCAATCGCAAATCTATCGTTATTTCTTGTCTAAAACCACCTTGGCCAAATAAATATCTTACACCTTTTACTTTATAAGTTCCATCTCTATCAGGCATAATTGCATCTTGTAACTTTACTGAATCACCATGCTTAACATAAGGTAATCCAAATGTTGTAAATGTACCTTTGAAACCATCGTATAATATTCGGTACATATTATTCTCGGCTAATGTCTGCAACTCTTTTTTATTTGTTCCGTATAAATTTAAAGTTCTTATTTCGCCATTAAAACCTAAAGGCTTTTCATTGTAAAATCTTAGCAAGCCACGTTCCCACAAAGCAAATTGAGCTAATCTTTGTGTTGACTTTTTTGGCGTACCTCTTTTAGTTGTACCAGTTGAAAACTTTTGCACAGAATATACATTTACACCAATAACCAAATCATCCTTTCTTTGATAAATCAAATTATTGTTTACTATATTATGCTGAAATTTAAAATTGTGCTTAATTGCCTCATTTGGAAAGTAAGTCACAAACGCAGAATGCAAAGTGTTATTTCTAAACCAACTCTCAACTCTATAATACTTTCTAAGCATCTCAAGCACCTCGGCAACCGTTTGATTTTGGGTTATGATTGGTGGTGTGATTATTGATGTTGAACCATTAGTGTTATAATCGTAATCAGTACCTTTTAACAATTCTTTAACCATGCTTTCTAACGAATAGTTTTTCCATTGCTTGTTAGGTGCTGATATTTGAGATAACTTCCACATATTATCCATCAATTGTATCTCCATTGGCCTATTAGATAGCACCGCAGATACATAACCTTGAAATACTCTATTAGTTTTTGTTGTATAGCTATTTACTTCTACATCAAAGTAAAAGTAACCTAAATCAATAATTATCTTATCACCTCTTAATATAATTGGATCAGTATTATAACCACCTCCGATGTTCTTACCATCCCAAGAATATAATTCGCCATTTGCATCCTTAAAGTATAGCTTTTGAGGCACGATAATCTTGCCAGTGTCACTTAGGTTAGCCCATGTGCTATTTATCTCTACCTCGGTAACAAAATCAAATGTAAATTTCTTACTTCGATTAGGATAATCTTTAGTAGGTTGTTGCTCTATTTCTATGTTACAAACTAAATTAAGCACGCAAATTAATTATAAATGGTACATCACTTAATGCTTCTATTTCAAAAAATTGTGTTTCGTACATGCCTTGGTTTTGAGGAAGCTCAAAAGATGTAATTACTATTTGATAAATTCCCAATGCATTCAAATACCAACTATTTACATTTAATGCTATTGGAGCATTACATGCCTTATTAAACATATCAACGCTATTAACATCTTTACCATTTACATTTGAACCTGTCATTGGATAAATACCACGCTTACCAGCAATAACGCCACGAATAGATATGTTACTATCGCCACCGCTTATGTATTCTTTTATAGTTCCATTTCTGCCTTGTACTGGTGTAATAACGATGTTCTTATTGTTTCGAACGGTGAATAGTACGGTGTCAAATATTATGTTATCAACCATTCCCTCATAACCTGCTACATTTTGAAAACTTCTTGCATCAATCTCAAAGTTAGAAAACACTTTATTGCCTAATGATTGACCTACTCCAAGGTTCAAAAAATCAGGTGTGTCAGGTGTTGGCATTGATGCTGAAAAAAATGTTGAGCCTGCTTCTTGAATAGTATATTGCCTAGCAATTTGATAGGCTGTTGTTACTCCTGACTTTAAAGGATTAAAAGGTGCTATTATTATATCTTGTACTGCCATTATTGTGCTGCTATTCTATTAACGTCATTAAGTGCATTTAATAAGGCTTGCGCTGTCTCATCACCTACCCTATTTACAAAGTTTGAACCTGCATTTTGCACTTCTACTATTTGCTTTTCAATCAACTTGCCAAATGTAATATTTATTTGCGTTGCTTTTGGTGCGCTTGCTTTAATTGGGTCAATTGATGATGTAGTGGTATTTTTATCATCTTTTTTTGCTGGATTCAATAATTCTTTTACTTTTTGTTGCTGACCTTTTAATCTTTCAATATCCCTGTTTACGGTTAAAAGTCTTTTATTTTTTTCAGCATTAGGCAAATATCCATTTTCAATTTCTGCTTTTTTATTTACAGCATCAATCATTGCAAACTTGATTCTATTTTCTTCAAGTTGCGCTGCTTTCATTTGCGCTTGTACTTCTGTTAAGTTCTTGTTTTTTGTTTTTAATATGGTAGCTAATTCACTAACATAATCACCTTCTTCTGTTCCGTATTGTGCAATTATTTCTTGTTTTAATTGCTCTTTATATAATTCAGGAAAAAATATCTTAGATGTTGCAGATAACATTTCATTTGCCCACCTTACGGTTGATGCAATAAGTCCAGTTTGACTCTTACCAATGTTTACTTTTAATTGTTCCCAATTATCTCCAAGGTTAGATAATTCTCCTCCAACAGTTTTTGATTGTTCAGACATCATGTTAAAAAACATACCACCCTCTGATGTCATGCTTTTAAATGCTTTTTCCACTTGAGGAAATCCTACTTTGCCAGATTCAACTAAATCTTTTACTTTATCTTCAGTAACTCCATATTGTTTAGCTAATTCAGCAATGATTGGAATACCACGCTGTGTAAACTGCATGATGTCGCGTGTGTAAGCTCGACCTTGAGTTTTTAATGTACCATACAAATAAGCAATATCACTAAATGGTATCTTTAATGCACTTGCCACATCACCAAGCATAGAAATGTTTTTAGTCACATCGCCTGCCGCAAAACCAAATGCTAATAATTGCTTAGTGGCCTCTTGTACCTCAACTAATGAAAATGGTGTTTTTGATGCAAGTGAAACTAATTGCGTTTCTAATGTCTTTGCTGTTTCAACATCTCCATGCATTAATGTTCTTAATGATGCCGAAAAATACTCGTAGTTTTTTAATGATTCAACAACTGATTTACCAAACGATACAATGCCTGCAACACTAATTCCAAGTCCTAATGGTCCAGCAATTGCATTGAATGAGTTTTTAACGCCACCGACTGCCGCTTGTAGCTTATTTGTTTCAGCAGTTGCCGCCTTGATTTTACCCGTAATCAAGTCCTTCATGCTGACCGTATATTCAACTTCGTTATTTACTCTCATTACTCAAATTTATAGCCTTTAGCTTTCATTATAAACTCGCATTGTGCGCTTGCCTTGGCAAACTCATCCGCACTCATATCGTAGGCATCTGTATTAAAAAAATAGCGAATCCAAGCTGCTTTTTGCCCGAATCCGCTATTCTCCAATTCCTTCTGTGCTGTGTCTATTTTTTTTTTACATCATCGATAGCAAATTGAACAAGACCTTGACATTTTAAATTCATAGATAAAATAATATCAAAGTTTGAGCTCTTGGCTGTGTCAAATATTCTTGGGTCGCTTTCTTCTTTAATGATAACACCCTCCATAATTAACTCACCTGCACTAGATGGACTAATCAACATCTTGTCAAATGCTGCATAAAGAATATGAATTGTTGGTTCTTTCGCAAAACATAATACTTGACCATGCTTTGGATTTTCAATAGTCCAATCCTTTACTTCACACCCATACTTAGTGCTTAGTTCTAATCTCTTTTGTTCTCTTTGCTCAATTGTTAGCATAATATATTTTTATGCAAAACTAAGCATTAAAAAATACATCTCCAACTATTAAAGGCAATGTAACTTTTATTGATGTATCACCTTGGTTAGAGTCAATACCGCTTTCGGTAAATTCTACCATCTTTATCACATCTTTTACTGGAGCAGTTCTTGTTGATCCATAAACAACAGGAATATCAAATGGCGGTATTTGTAACAAGTCTTTGTTTGGTGCTGCATCTATAATTCTACGCATAACCTCCGAGTAAATCTCAATACTTGCCTCATACTCCTCATTCGCATAACCTCTTGATGTTGGTTTAGCACCTGCACCATATAGGTTCTCCTTGTTTTGTTTTTTCTTATACATAATTTTGGTAATGCCCGTTACGGGCACTCCAAAAAGAACTAAGTTAATATCTACCCATGCGTAACTAACGCCGTTTATTAATGTTGCCATGATTAAATTATAGTTGTAAATCCAATGTTAATTTCAATAAAGTCTGCCACACCAACTGGTAATATGCTTACTGTCTCAACTATTTTGTTAGTTGATAAAACATTTTGCGCAGGGTCAATAGTTACACTATAAGCACTAATTTCACCATCTCTAACCATTACGTCTAATGCTGTATTAGCAAGGCTTTCAAAGTATGCAATTGTGCTATCTGTCATTGTACCATCGCTATTTAAAACAATTGGACTTGACAATGCAGGTATAGTGTTTGAATAGATTACTCTTTCAGCTTTATCAATTACTCTATTGCTATAGATGTAATGAAAAT